CGGCACTGAAACGCACGCAGGAAATTGATAGCGAGGCGCGGCGCATTACAGCAGAACTTGAGGCGCTGGAAAAACCAATTGATGACCAGATCAAGGCCGAAGAACGTCGCAAACAAGCGGAGGCAGAAGCTGCTGCAAAAGCGGATGCTGATCGACTGGCAAAGATTGAAGCCGACCGCAAAGCAGCGGAAGAAGCTGAACTCAAGGCGCGTCGTGATGAACTAGCCCGCCAAGAAGCTGAAATTGTAGCCAAGCGTAAAGCCGAAGAAGAAGCGCAAGCAGCAGCACGCAAACAGATCGAAGAAGAACAACGCGCCGCAAGAGAAAAGATTGAAGCTGAACAACGAGAAGCGCAACGCAAAATTGCAGAAGAAGCTGCTCGTGTAAGGACTGAGCAAGAAGCCGAGGCTAAACGTATTCGTGAGGCGCAGGAGCGGGTTGACGCAGAACGCCGTGCAGCAGAGGAACAGTCACGAAAGGAACGAGCCGAAATCGAAGAGAAAGAGCGCAAAATTCGCGCAGAAGCAGAGGCTAAAGCAAAGATTGAACGAGACGCAGAAGATGCGCGGCAACGTGAAATTGCAAAAGCCGAAGAAGCAAAAGCCGATGCACGGGATATGCTGGAAATGTTTGTTAATCGTTACGGGAAAATACCAGAGTTTGTCGCAATATCAAAAGCCATTACAGCATTTTTGAGCGGCGGCAAATAATGATTAAATACCATGACGATATTACTCAGGGGTCGCCTGAATGGTTAGCTTTACGCTGCGGCATTCTGACAGCCTCAGAAATGAAATTGATTGTAACGCCAACCTTGAAAGCCGCCAGCAATGACAAGGAACGGGCGCACATGTATGAGCTACTCGCGCAGCGGATAACGGGCTACGTCGAGCCTAGCTATATCAGTGATTCAATGTTGCGCGGCATGGAAGATGAAATCGAGGCGCGTCTGCAATACGCGAAAACATACGCGCCAGTCGAGGAAGTCGGATTTATCACGAATGACAAGTGGGGATTTACCATTGGCTATTCACCCGACGCGATTGTTGGCGACGATGGCCTGATTGAGTGCAAATCCCGCAATCAGAAATACCAGATTATGACGCTGTGCAATTACGTCAGCGCGGATACGATTGACCCTGATTTTATGATTCAGTGTCAGACAGGGTTGCTGGTGTCTGAGCGTAAATGGATTGATCTGGTGTCGTATTGCGGCGGGTTGCCGATGGCAACTGTGCGCGTATTTCCAAGGCCAGAAATTCAGGATGCGATTATCGCGGCAGCGACGGAATTTGAGAAACGCATGGCAGTAGCAAGGGCAACGTATGACGCGCTTATCAAGCATTCGGCTTGCAGGCTGATACCCACCGAACGGAAAATTATTCAGGAGATGATATGAGCGAAAAACAATACAGCGTCAATATGCGAGTAACCGTAAACAGAATTGTTACTTGCGAAGGATGCACGGAAGATCAGGCCAGAAATAATCCGTTTGACTATGCCGTCAATGAGCAGGATGCGGATATGGTTGATTGGGAAGTTATGAGCGTAACGGAGGACGAATGAGCAACGACATGAAACAGGCAATCATTCCGAAGTCAGACCAGTTGAACGCGGACGATCTGATATCCGGCGATATGACTATTACGATAACCGGCGTGACCGTAAAAGGCGGACAGGAGCAGCCGGTTAGCATCAGCTTTGAGGGCGACAACGGAAAGCCATACAAGGCTTGTAAGTCCATGTGCCGCGTGATGGTTGCCGCATGGGGGCCGGATTCCAGTAAATACGTGGGCCGGTCAATGACGCTGTATCGTGACCCGAGTGTCAAATGGGGCGGCATTGCAGTCGGCGGTATCCGTATCAGCCACATGAGCCACATTGACGAGAATATGACGATGGCGCTAACGGTGACGCGGGCGAATAAAAAGCCCTATACCGTCAAGGTGCTGTCCGTCGCTAAGAATGCAGCCCCGCAGAGTCACCCCGTTAGCAGCGCCCTCTCCGCTGCTGACTCTGCGGGTGCTGCACCCTCTGTTATCAATCAGGCGCAGCACAAGCGATTAGAAGCGCGCATCAACGAGGTAGGCATTGCGCGAGAAAAGGTTAAGAAATACTGCCTTAAAACGTGGAAAGTCGAACACCTGAACGAACTCAATCAGGAGCAATACAACGTCATTGACCAGATGCTTGATGATTACGTGCCGCCAGTTAAAACCGATGCACCGAAAAATGACGGCGGCATCATTGATATGGAGGATTCGCAGCTATGAATAAATTTAACATTGGCGATTCTGTATTTAAGGGTGAATACGGAAAAGTTGAAACGCATGTTACTTGCCCTGATTGCGGCGGGACTAGACACATTACGGTTGTCCTGTATGACAAGACTGAGATTCAAATTGAGTGCGGCGGCTGTGACCCCGGTGGATATAGAGGGCCGACCGGAACGGTTACGCAGTATGTATTTACCACTATTGCAAAGCCATTTACCGTTACTGGATTCACAATCAGGGAAGGCTCTGTTGAGTATGAACTAAACAATTACGGCGGTGGATTTTATTACACCGCAAAAGAAGGCGAATTGTTTTCAAATTCAAGTGACGCAATGAGCGCAGCCGAAACTCAAAGAATAGAGCATGAAGCTGAGGAAAATAAACGGCTAATGGCGAAAACAAAGGATGCAAAGTCTTGGGCATGGAACGCGACATATCACAGAAAATGTATTAAAGATCATGAACGACAGCTTGAGTATCACAGATCAAAAGTTAAGATTTGCGAGTCAAAAGGAAAGGAGTCGCTATGAGACACAAACACGCAGACCTGATTCACGCTTGGGCGGAAGGGGCGGAGATTGAATATAAGCCAGTTGATGTATCAATCTGGAAAGATTGCGGCGACCTTGAACCATCATGGGGAAATGACTTCTTTGAATACCGCATCAAGCCGGAGAAAAAGCCGGATGTGGTTAGGACAATCGGCATGGATGTTACATCTAGCGGGCGGTTATGTTGCGTTCAACTACAAAGCCCAAACTTTGGCGACAGGTGGCAACATGCAATAAAGCTGACCTTCTGCGGCGAAACCGGCAAGCTTTTACGTGCGGAGGTGCTATGAACGCCATAATCCTATCCGCCTTCTGCCTCGGCTTCGCGTGCGGGGCGTTTGCGGGGATGGTGCTGCTGTGAGCCGGGAGCGCAAGGCGCTGCTGATTGAGATAACCGTTTACGACGAAGATACCGGAGAGGTCGCAAGCCGACATGTTGAGACTTACACGGGGTCTTACGGATACGAGGTTAAGAATATGTTTGATCGGCTAGGGGAAAAATTCGCGCCTATTGCCGACCCATACAGCGAGGCGGATAAATGAACGCCAAGCCGGGCGACCTAGCCGTAATCAGCAAACAGGCCAAGCGGGTGCAATCTGCATTGGCGGCGATTCTAGGCGCTCTGGCCGTGTTGCTATGGCAGCATATCCCCACAGCACCGGCAGCGCCGTATATCGAAGATACGGGCCTCGTGGCGGCATGTCGGCTACCGTCGCAGGATGGGGAAATGACGGTTTTTATCGTGGAGTCAGGCAAGATGAAATGTTGGAGGTGGAAATGAGCGATATTAAAGAATGCGGCGGGTCTGCGTTTCCGACAAGTAACGCGCCCGGATATTTCAACTCTAATGGTATGACCCTGCGCGACTACTTTGCGGCGAAGGCGATGCAGGGATTACTGGCGTGTTCTATACAGCCTCAAAGTGGCGTTGATATGTATGCAAAAGACGCATATTTGATTGCCGACGCCATGCTATCCGCCCGCGTGAAATAATGGAATTCTGGCAATTCCTTTTAATCGCCGGAATCGTCGGCACAATCGCGGTTATTGTTAGTGTGCGCTAACATAATATTTGCAGATACCCGCATTTTCTTATTGACGAGCGTCAACGCATAATGCAATATTCAGTTACGGCAACGGGCCGGATGATGGGATAAAATGATGATAAAAGTGATGTGCGTTAAAGTGTTTGTTGATAGCGCAGAAGTCGGTAAATGTTGGGAATTTAATACCATCCATGATGCAGAAAACGCTCTCGGATGGTTTTTTGTTCATAACAACTGCGACATTATTGATGTTGCAACAAACATGATTATCGGGAGATAACATGAACTCCATCGCCGCCCAAATCGACCAAGCCGCCGACATCCTACGCGCAACGAATGACCTTTTGGAAGCACGCGCCAATCATCGCCAAGCGCAGGCACACGGCAACGTCTACAAGGTCATAGACGCATACGTGAAGGTTGTCGAGGCCGAGCGTTATCTGGCGCAGATGTATGCCGCCCCTGAATTTGTCGCGACGGATATGACCGTCGAACCGCTGCCAGACTGCGGCGAGACATTCAACGAGCCGCGAAAGTCATACGCCATGCACGCTGATGACCCTCGTCGCGGCCAATCTAGCGGCATTAACTCAATGATACGGAGGGTGGAATGAGCGAACGCGAAGAACTGATTAAGCGGTTGCAGGATAAAATTATCAAAACAATTTGCACAGGATTACCCGGCCCGAACGCTTGCAAAGCGCCAGATTGCGAGTGTTACGAGGGAAATGGAAAGCCGATTTTCCGAGCAATTGAACCCCTATTTATCGACCTTATCGCAGCCAAGAGTGACAGCGCGAAATCCGCCCCATGCCCTCGTTGCTATGGCGATGGGCCGCATGCTGAATGCGAACTTTGCCACGGGTCAGGATATTGCCCCCCCATATCCGCCCTCGCCGCGCAGCAGGAGCCGACAGAGCCGGTGGCGATGGAAGGATATTGGTGGTGCCCGAACTGTAAAGCAGAGATTGGCGCATACCATGTTACTTATCAGGAATACCACGAAGATTGCGGCCATAAAGTCGAATGGATAACACCTGACACCGCCCCCTTATCCGGCGTGCGGGAGGGGATGTTGCTGAAACAAGCGTTACCGCACTTAAAGGAATTCAGCAAACATTCCAAATATACGAAAGATGGAGCGCATAAAAAATACGACTACACGCCTGACGGATTGGATGAATTGATCGAAGCCATCACCCGCGCCGCCGATCAGGTCAATGCAGAGGGGAAATCATGAGTAAATTATCGCATAGCAACCAAGAAACTATGGACATTATTGAAATGAACAGAATGAAAAAAGAAAATTTTGGCGCAGAAGGCATTGAGGCTTGTGAGTGTGTATTTTGCCGAGATGGGAGTATTCACGACTCTGACTGCGCCGTTCACAACGAGCCAGCATACCCAAACGGCCCTTGCAATTGTTCGTTGTCGAAAAAATTTATACCGCAAGAAATGGTTGATCGCTTTCTTTCTTGGCCGCTGCCGAAGGGGTTTTCTCCTGATTGTGGGATCAGTTTTGACGGTCGCGGAAAGGATGCACGAGGATATGAAAAGCAATGGCCAGTAGGAACAAACTTGTTTTCAGGAGAACAGGCCAGAAACATGCTTGAGTACGTTGTCGCGCCTACATTGAAATATGAAAGGTTGTTGTTAAATAATGCTGAAAAAGAGGTTGCCGAACTCTCTGCCCCCCCATCCGATCAGCCAGCAGACGCGGTTGTGGTGCCGAGAGAATACGGAATTGTTAAGCGTGATTTTATTCCGTCACCAGATACCCCGCAGAAACGAGGCGCATTGCCGACTGTGACTGTAGTTTTCCCGGTTGAAGATTGGGTAGCTAGAGACAGATTCGCTGATGCGTTAATTAACCACGAACGAGCCGCGCAGGAGGCGAAATGACCACCCGCGACGAAGTGCTGGCGATGGCGAGGGAGGCTGCACGCGATGCCCTCAGTGAATACACGCAGCAGGATGATTATCTGTTGGCGCATGGGGCATCATTACTTAGCGAAGAAT